AAGACCGTCTTCTATAGAAAGAGGAGTTGGTGTAGTTCCTAGAAGCACAACTAAAGTTGCTCCAAGAAGATCTACGCCTGTTAAAACTACTAAATTAGGAACAGTAAAAACAGGCCCATCATCCGCGTCAAGAGCTGCTGAGGCTAAAAGGATTGCTGAAGCGAAGAGAGCCGCTGAAGCGAAGAGAGCCGCTGCCGCTAAAAGAATAGCTGAAGCTAAAAAAATAGCAGAGGCTAAGAAGGCGGCTGAAGCTAAAAGAATAGCAGACGCTAAGAGAGCCGCTGCCGCCAAAAGAATAGCAGACGCTAAGAAAGTAGCCGAAGCTAAGAGAGCGGCAGATGCTAAAAAAGCCGCTGAAGCTAAGAGAATAGCAGACGCTAAGAAAGCGGCTGAGGCGAAGAAAGCCGCTGAGGCGAAGAAAGCGGCTATTGAAGCTTCAAGAAGACGAGCTGTTATTGAAGCAGCTAGAGCAAAAAAAGCAGAAGCGGAAAAAGAAAGAGCGGCTGAAGCTAAAAGAGCCGCCGAAGCTAAAAGAGCCGCTGAGGCTAAAAGGATTGCTGAAGCAAAAAGAGTAGCTGAAGCTAAAAAAGCCGCTGTTGAGGCTCAAAGAAGACGGGCCATTATTGAAGCGGCTGAACGAGAAGAGAAGAAAAGAAGATTGCAAAAGAAAGGGCAGATAAAGCTGCTGAAGCTAGGGCTGCTAAAGAAAGAGAGAGAGCTGCAAAAGAAGCCAAGGCTGCAAAAGAAAGAGCCGAAGCTAGGGCTGCTAAAGAAAGAGCAGATAAAGCTGCAAAAGAAAGAAATAGACTTAGAGCTATTAAAGAAGCAGAGGCTAAAAAGGCGGCTGAGGCCAAAAGAATAGCGGAGGCTAAAACAGCGGCTGAGGCTAAAAGAGTAGCCGAAGCTAAAAGAATTGCTGAAGCGAAAAGAGCCGCTGAGGCAAAACGTGCTGCCGAGGCTAAGAGGGCAGAAGAAGCGAAAATAGCGGCTGAGGCTAAGAGGGCAGCAGAAGCTAAAAAAGAAGTTAAAACATTAGATTTAACTCCTGATCAACTTGTTAATGCATATAACAATTCTGCTGCTGCTAAAGATTTTAGTCTTAACGCAAGATATGATCCCGAAACTAATACGTTTATTGAGGACATAAGTGGTTTTGGTTTTATAGGCGATCAAGCGACTAACAAATATACTCCAGAAGAGTTTATGTCAAGGCTTGGATATAAGGCAGATGATTACAATACTTTTAACTTTATTCGGCCAGAACAAAAACAAAAAGAACCTCCAAAGCTAGAAGCTCCTGTTGTTATAAATGCTGAAAGACAAAGGGTTGTTGACCCAGTAGGTTCTGTTGGTAATTCAGACCCAGCGCCCACACCTTCCACGCCTCCTGATATGCCTAGTTTTCCGGTTATAGATTTTACAGACGATGTACAAGGAACAGATCAAGGGCCTATTCCGCCTCCGGGCTTTACGCATTCTAATCAACCGTCAACGTTTGCCCTGGTCCCTTTCTACAACCCTACAACGGGTGAAGAATGGACGGCGACAAACGGAGGGTGGATTCCTGCACCAGGCTGGGTTCAAGGAGAAAAGCCAGCAGATTGGAAGCCGCCAACAAGCGAGCAGCCAAGTCCAACACCATCTCCAGATCCAGAACCAACGCCTCCACCACCACCTACGTTTGTAGATATGGATCCGCTGAAAGGTATGCGTGAGCAGTTTGTTCCAAGAAACATTCTTGGTCAATCTTATGATCCGCAGGTTCGAGAAGACTTTGTTAAAAAAATGCAGTCGGGAGCTAATATATCTAGATACCCGACTTATGAAATGCCAACATCACCGCTTCCTCAAACCCAGTTCGGAGGGTACGGACAGCCTATGCCTATGTCGCCACTAGCGCCATATGCTGGTTTAGGTGCTCCGCCGATCCCGCCAACTGGTGAAGATGAACCGTATGATGAAGACGCAAGACCAGGAGGTCCTTCGCAACCACCTAGAGGAGGCGGAGTGTTTTAATGGATACAGTTAATCTCTCATCTTATATCTTTAAAAAACTTCAAAAGTTTGAAGAAGGTCATATTGAGTACTTGACTGGCGGTAACATTAAAACAATGGAGGACTATAAATTCGTGATGGGTGAGTTATCGATGCTTCGCACCCTTCGCGAGGAGTTAAAAGAAGCATTGCGAACTGAAGGAGACCCCGATGAGTAATCTGTCAGCAACAGATGCTCTCGCAAAATCGTCATTAGATGACGCGTATGTGAGTAGTGAGGAACGTGTTTTAAATCCAGATCTTCTGGACAAAACACTATTAGAAAGAATGCCAAACCCTGCTGGGTGGAAGCTTCTTGTTTTACCTTATAGAGGCAAAGGCGTAACAGAAGGCGGGATTGTTCTGACAAAACAAACCTTAGACAAGGAAGGTCTAGCTACTGTTATTGCTTATGTTCTTAAAAAAGGCCCATTAGCCTACCAAGATGACGACAAGTTTGGCGGCATACCTTGGTGTGAGGAAGGACAATGGGTGTTAATAGGTCGTTATGCAGGAGCCAGATTTTCTTTAGAAGATGACTCTGAAGTGCGAATTATTAATGATGATGAAGTTATTGGGACCATTTTGAATCCCGATGACATTAAGTCAGGGTGAGGTGAAACATGTCAGAACAAACCTTAAGCGAGGCACTCGCTGATATTGATATTGATTTAAATATCACAGACGAGGATATAGAAAGTGCAGCAATTCCAGCTAATCTAAGAAGTTCAGACGATGAGGTTCAAGATGAATCTACATTTGTTGAACTTTCGGATGAAGAGCTAGAAGAAATATCTCCTGTTACAGATGATGAAGTAACAGAAGACTTTTTAGCTAATGAAGAAGATTACGAAGAAGAAACTGAAGCTGAACGAAGGGCTAGAACTGCTCAAGAGCGGATCAATCAAGCTGTTCGTCAAGCTAAAGAATTTCAACGTAGAGAACTTCAAGCTGTCCAGTACGCTAAGCAACTGCAAGAAGAGAACAAGAAGCTTTCTGCCCAATCAAGACAGACAAGCGTTAACTCTGCCGCTCAGAACTTGCAGATACAAGAAAGCTATTCGAAGGAATTTGAAGGCAGAATTGAAGCCCAGGCTGATGCTGCTAAACGAAATCTTCAAAAAGCTTATGAGTCTGGAGATCCTGAAGCAATGGCAGAGGCTCAACAGCTTATTGCCAGAACCGAGGCCGATCGTTCTTCTTTATCACAATACAAGCGTGAGCTTGCAAAGTATAAAGAAGACTACAAAAAATGGGCTGAAAGTCAGGTTAACTACCAAGAACCAGAGTATCAGATTCCTGATAATTATAATCAAGAACCTGAACCGCAGTACTTAGAGCCTTCTAGCAAAGCCCAGGAATGGGCTGCACAAAACGAATGGTTCGGCACAGATAGAGTCATGACCAATGTGGCTTTTGCTGTACATGATGAACTTGTTCGATCTGGAATTGACTTAGAATCAGATCAGTACTATTCTGAAATTAATCGCAGAATTCGACAGGAACTCCCTCACAAGTTTCAAGAAGAGCGATCCGCAGGAAACACGAAACCCGTCCAAAGAGTTGTTTCCGGTACGCGCACAACAGGAAAAGGACGCAATCAAAACGATCGTAGGATTGAACTTTCGCCCACTGAACAACAGCTTGCAAAAAAACTCGGTGTGCCGTTCAAAGAATACGCAAAACAAAAAATGAGGTTGCAAAGATCATGAATGAAGAGACAAAAATAAAAGGTTCTGGAGGATCCAGCAGGATGCCCAGAAGCGCAAGTGGAAGAGATTCCACTAAAGCTCGTCAGCCATGGCGCCCACCTCAAATTTTAGAAACGCCTGAACCTCCACCTGGGATGAGGTATCGGTGGCTAAGAACTCATATTCGAGGCGAAGCCGATAAAACCAACGTACACATGAGAATGCGAGAAGGCTACGAAGTGGTCAATCCTGCTGAAGTTGCTGGGTATGATTTACCTACAATTGATGAAGGATCTCACGCTGGAACTGTGGGCGTAGGCGGATTAATGCTTGCTAAAATCCCAGAAGAAACGGCAGAAGAAAGGAACGCATACTTCCAAAGTCGAACTGAAAACCAAATGAATGCGGTTGACAACGACCTTATGAAGGATGAACATCCCTCTATGCCTATCTCTAACGAGAGGAGAAGTAAGGTAACATTTGGCGGCTCTAATAAATAGAGCCATTATGATTGTGTTTTAAGGAGAAAATAAATGGCGAATCAAGACGCCCCTTTTGGACTCCGCTATGTTCGCAATATTCAGGGGAACTACAATTCTTCTGGTCAGTCTCGTTATAGGCTAACGACTGCTGACGCGACCAACACTACTAGCATTTATGCAGGTGACATTGTTACCCAAAATACTGCCGGTATTGTTACTCGTATTGCTCGCGCAGATGGTGGATCCGCTACTTCCGACATTATTGTCGGCGTGTTTAACGGCTGTTTCTATACAGATCCTACGACCAGCACTCCTACTTGGAGTAATTACTGGCCTGGAAATGCAGCGACCGATGCAATTGCTTTTATTTTCGACCATCCTATGGATGTGTTTGAAATTCAAGCAGATGCAGCGTTTCCTGTTGCAGATCTGTGGGGGAATTTCGATATTGTTGATAACGCTGGTACTGGTAGCACAGACTCAGGCCTCTCTTATGTAGAGCTTGATGTTTCTACCGGCGCTACAACAGCGACGTTGCCATTAAAAGCCCTGGATATTTCTGGTGACCCAGACAATTCAGATGTAGGTTCAGCCAATACTAACGTGCTTGTCACCATTCAGAATCATCTGTTTGGCCAGAAGCAAGTTGGTTTAGCTTAAGGAGTTAATATATGGCTATTTCAAGAGCCCAATTAGCCAAAGAGCTAGAGCCTGGCCTCAATGCTTTATTTGGTATGGAATATGCTCGTTATGAAAACGAGCATGCAGAAATTTACGAAACAGAGTCTTCTGATCGAGCATTCGAAGAAGAAGTACTTATCGTAGGTTTTGGTGACGCAAAGGTTAAAACCGAAGGACAAGGCGTATCTTATGATAACGCTTCTGAAGGTTTTACAGCACGCTACACTCATGAGACCGTGGCTTTGGCCTTCGGACTTACCGAAGAAGCTGTTGAAGACAATCTGTATGACCGCCTTGGCGCTCGTTATACTAAGGCTTTGGCCCGTAGTATGGCGCACACTAAGCAGGTTAAAGCAGCTAACGTTCTTAACAATGCGTTTAACACTAGCTTCCCAGGTGGTGATGGTCAGCCTTTGATCAGCACAGCGCACCCGCTTGCGTATGGCGGTACTCTGGCAAATCGGGCAACTACCATGTCCGATTTAAACGAGACTTCGCTTGAAAACGCATTGATCAGCGTATCGACTTTTGTTGATGACCGAAGCATGATCTTGGCCCTTCAAGGCACCAAGTTGATTGTTCCGCCTCAGCTTCAGTTCGTAGCTGATCGTTTGCTTGATACCCCAGGACGCGTAGGTACTGCGGACAATGACATCAACGCAATCAAGAACATGGGTCTGTTACCGCAAGGTTATGCAGTCAACCATTTCTTGTCTGACAATGATGCATGGTTCTTGTTGACCGACTGCCCTGACGGGTTTAAGCACTTTGAAAGAAGCCCGATTTCAACTTCTATGGAAGGTGATTTCGACACAGGCAATGTTCGATACAAGGCTCGAGAGCGTTATAGCTTCGGGTTTAGTAACCCACGTTGTGTGTTTGGTTCGCAAGGAGCTTAATGTTTCATGTGAAACATAAGAAAAAGGTGGTCTTTTGGCCACCTTTTTTTTATTCTAAGATATAGATTCTGAGATAAAACAGCCTAAGTAACCGGCTCAGCGGACGTTACGAAGATACTTAGGCGAATCCTTTCGTAAGAGGTGACCATAATGGCGCAAACCACTTTTTCTGGACCCGTTAAATCTTTAGCTGGTTTTATTACCGCTGGCGTAAATAGCAGCGTTAGCTTATCTGCTGACACTACACTTACTGTAGCTGCTCATGCTGGTAAAATTATTATGTTGAACGATGCAGATGGTAAGTTTACTTTGCCTTCTATTTCTTCAACCGCTCCCAATGACCCTACTTCTCCCGACCAAACAAACAACATTGGCGCGTCTTTCTTTTTCTATGTTGAAACCGCAGCAACCGATCTTGACATCTTGACTGACGGCACTGACAAGTTTGTTGGTGCGGCTATAGTTGCTGTTGATGATGGCGCGAAGAAAGCATTCGTTCCTGCTGCATCTAACGATGTAATTACTTTAAACGG